GCTCGTCCTCAACGGATGGAGCCACGGCTACATTCTGCAACGCCTGTTTGGCATTTCGCAAGTATTCATCGGCAGCGCTTACCTTGCTGCTGGTTTCGCGCAACTGCTGGAGCGACAACCACCGCTCTTGGCCGTTCACGATGATTCGGTAATACGTCTCGCCGTTGGTCTGGCGCACATCGTCAGCCCCATGCTGCCGCGCCTCTTGGACGTCTTCAGGCTCGGTGTCTGGAGCAGAATCGTCCTGCTCTTCCCGGTCCTGCCACGTTTCTTCTTCAACGTCGTCTAGGCCATCGAGTTCGCGCTTGCGATCGTCGGCCTGATTAGCGATAGCGTTGAGACGTTCCAGCCGCTCATTGTTGCGTTCTTCGTTTGCCTTTTTGGCATCCTCTAAGCGCCGGATTTCATCTTCACTACGGCTGGCCCGCATTAACGGTGCCTCGTCGTTCTGTGTTTGTGATTTGTTTCGCTTGCTCACTGTTCCCCCTCTAACATGTTGAGCGCTTGCAGGCCGTCCTGCACTGCATACGCCAGCCAATCGCGGAATGACCGCGCCCGTGTGATGACGGATTGTTCCGCCAGAATGTCTTTGATGCTCATCAGATGAGCTTCTGTGATCAGTTTCTCAGAAGCTGTTTCTTCCTCTTCTTCGCATTTCTTCAACAAATATGCGCCGATGTCGCTACGAATGAAGTCCTCAACCTGTTTGCCAAACACAGCCGAATTCACTACCGGGTCGGATGGGTCGAGGTTTCTCATCGCTGCATGGCCCCCATTTGTTCAACGCCCGGCATCCCTTGTCCTGGCATGGCTTGCGCTGGGCTTTGAGGCTGCGGAACAGGCTGCCCGCCTGCCGGTGGCACTCCTACTGGGGCTTGCATGGGCTGCTTACCTTCTGCTAAATCTTTTAGAGCCAGATGCTCCGCGTACATCTGAACATTCTGCTGCTCGTATTCCTTGTCGGCCAAAAGCAGTTTGACGATGTTGTTTTCTCGATTGGTGTCGATCTTGACCTGATTCGCTTCTGACTTGTCTTTGCGCTCGGCTAACAGCCTCTGGATTGCCTGCATCAGCTGCTGGTTCTGCTGCTGGAGCTTTGCTACTTCTGGATCGTTGCCCAAGGTGAAGCGCTCGCCGTCCTGATACCCAGATAACGCTGCGATTTCCTTCCAGACTTCTGACAAGTTCATGCCCGGCGGTGGACGCGCCGAGATGGCCGCAAACGAATTGATGCCGGCCAAGAACTTCTGCATCTTGGTTACCGGATCCGTGTTGCCCATGCCAACGTTGACGTTCACGACCATTTCTTTTTCAAGCAGGTCGTCTGTCACTCTGTCCATGCCGAACTTTTGGAACTGCTTAGACTTCTGGCCAGCAAGATTCAGAATGTTCTGGTCTGTCTCGTACGCCTGCTCGAGCAAAACCAGTTGACGCAGGATGGGCACCACAAACGTCTCTGAGTACGTCATCAGTGCATACTCAGTCAGCATGTTGGCCGGAGCCTGTAACAACGTCATCGATCGCGCAGGCTCACGAGGTGACCTTGCGGTTTGCACACTGGCGCTGCTGAAGTTGCCCACTAGCTCGTCAAAGTTCGCAGTGTTCCGGTCTTCCTCTAGGTAAGCCGACTGCGTGACGTCCTGCCATTGGTTCTCAACAACATCCTCTTGCGGGTTGTCCATCAAGACCACTCGCCCTGGCACGTTACGCACGAGCGCCGGAAGGTCTACGTTCTTGCCGCGTTTCGCGAAGTAGCCTTTGTTCAGCACAAACTTCACGTTATCCATGCGCTGATTCTTGATCTCGTTGATTTCTTCTTGCAGGTCTTTAACCAGCTGAGGCAACGGAGTTGGCAATGGCTTGTGCGTCTCCAGCAACATCGTGCCCATGACGTAGGGCCGTTTCCCGTGAAACACGGTCTGCTCTAACGGTTCCGGGTCCGTCAGCATCCGCTCGCTCCGGAGCGTGTAGAACTCGTAATCGGTGCCGTTCCATCGATGGATATGTCGGTGCACGAAACAGATGTCGTAATCGGACACAGAGCGCCGTTCAAGCGCGGGGTCTTGCTGGTTGCCTACGCGAGTTCGCCGAGTCGAATCATCGTCAGACGTCGCTACCAGTGCGGAGTCTGGATATTCCTTCCACTGCCGGCCTTTCGGGTCTGGCCGCGCCATGCGGTTCTTGACGTCCACGACATACATCGGGATAACATGGATCACATACGGGCTTGAATTGATCGGATCCGTCCACTGCGCAGACGGGTCGAACCGGAAGTTCTCAATCGGGATGAGGTCCACGCACGGCTTGTCCTCATTCGGCACTATCTTGCCCTTGGCATCGCGCTTCATTGAGTAGCGCCAATGCACATGCGCCACGGCAGCGCCCTGCGTCTGCGCGTCCTGCATACCGCCCATCACGACTTGGAACCACGGAATAGACTTCGTTAGCCGGTACTGCAACAGCTGCTGCATTACCTCAGCCGAAACACGTTCCTGCTGGTCGTTCTGGTTCTGCGCAGTGACGCTGATGCGGTCCATGTTGCTGAAGAATGCTGCCGCCGCTGCCGCCTCGTTCTTGCGAATGATGGCGCGGGTCTTCGGCACAAACATGTGCGAGCGCTTGCGGAAAATCTCGCTGTTGTACTTGCTGTCGGATGCGTGCTGATTGTTGAACGCTCGGATCGAGTCATCCCATAGGCTGCGGTAGTTGGAGTCCACAAACGATGTGGAGAAACGCCAAGCATCTTTGGCTCGTCGCGACCAGTTGGGCTGGTCTGAATCAAACTCCATATCATCATCGTCGTACTGCTCAGGCTGCGGGCCGCCGTCATCTTCTTCTGACGCCGCATACCAAAGGTCAACATCAGCCTCTTTCGGGTCTTTGATGCTTGGCGGCTGTGGCCGCGATTGGGTGCTCTCGCTCATGTGAAACCATTCTCCTGTCGGAACCGCCAAGACACAGGAACAATCGGCAGCTCTCCGTGCCAAGCGCCGCGTTTCAAGCCAAAGGCCTCCAGCAGCTGCCCGCCAAACTCCACCGCCGAGCGCTGAACTTCCTTCGGCGTGCCGAGCTTGTCTTTCGGCAGCAGGCTGGCAAACCCTTCTCGCCCAATTTCCTCGGCCACAGCCCCGGCAATCACCAGATGACGGATCACGATGCCTCCACCTTGGAAACCGACCACCCACGGATGGTTAGGGTAGTGCTCCATCAGAGCCTTGCCGACATCCATCGCCAGTTCCATCTGGGAACGCTCTGCCGCGTCGCCTTTCTCAAGAATTCGCATCAGTTCACCACTGGTTCGTAAAAACCGGTATCGCCCCGGTCGGTTGAATCAAATCCGCGTCCGTTGGAAAACTCATAAACCCTATGGTCGGGTGCGTTGAACTCCGAACCCCACGCACGGATTGCCATCTCCTTCCAAGAGAATTGCCGAGATGTGACGTTTAGGCCAAGGCTTTCCGGGACGCCGCGCTGCTGAATTGCCGGCGGATAAAGGTATGTGCTGAAGTAACCATCAGCCGTCCATTGCGCATAGGTGCCGCCCGATGATGGCGTGCTTGGGCTGGTGACATAGCCTGGCGAACCACTGGCGTTGATCAAAACGCTATCCGCAGTGAAATCGTCGTGGTTTTGCCATGCGTTGCTATACGCCATAAGTTATTGCTCCTGCGACTGCGACGACGGCCAACACTGGTAACGTAAGATTCCACCACCACGAATGCACATCCCATACGCGGGGGTCTGCCCAACCCCACCACGGCAGGTTGGCACGGCGGCCTTGGCCGTAATGCTCGATCCACTTGTATTCGGCCTGCGCGTGTTCGCGGCCAATGAATACGCCAGCGCCCAGCGCAGCGCCGGCCCACCAGTCGCCGGTGGCAAAGCCGACTGCGGTTTGCACGACGAGCGCAATCAGCAGGTGCTCAAGCTCGTGCATCACCGGATGCGCCTTGCCGAAAGCACACCGAACCCGGCAACCGAGCCTGCCGAAAACGTGGCGAAGTGCAACAAATAGATTGTCGTTGTGGTGGCTAGTTGAAAACGATTGCGGGGAAGTGAATAGCTATTTGTGATGGTGCCGATGGCAGAAACCGGCGTCACTTGCGTGTTGTATCGCGTGGTTAAAAATGTACCAGCTGACGTAGAAATGCCGCTTTGCAAATACCCGGCAGTCGCGCCAGTGAAAGCAAACGCCCCGGTGCCCCACACTTCCCAGTCACCAGCAGTCAAACTAATGCTGGTGATTGAGGCTGTCGTCGCGGTAGTTAGTGCAACCGCGCTTCCTGCCGCAATGTTTGACTCAATGTACTGCCCGATGTCTCCCGCGAGAGCATTCGCCGTTCCAGTCGTGTCGCCAATATACCAATGCACATATTGGTTGTAGGTGAGATTTTTGTAAGTTCCAGAAGAACTGATTAGCGAGTTTCCGCCATCAACAATTCTTTGACTGCCTGCCTGTAAACTTTTCAGAAAGGTGCCAGATGACAGGTAAGAAATGTTTTGGCCAATGAAACACGGCCCATTAACGCCGCTTACGTCGTAATCGGTGACTGCTCGGTTGCTGTGATTGTTGTTGATTCTGGCGGTATAACTAAATCCATCTGGAAACGCGCCGACAGTATAAGTCCCGTTAGGTTGAGCGGCGGTGACGCCTGTAATCGTCGTGCTGCTGCCACCTTCATTAGCGTTGGTCATCAAAAATCTTACGGGATAATTGATGTTCTCAAACCAACTTGATTGAATGTTGTAGTTGCAGTTTCTGCCTAAGATCCCGTACTGGGTTTGCGCGTTTGTGCCGCTGTATAAATAACAGTTGGTCACGTTTCGGATGCTTTCTGATTGTGACCCGTAGTCAAGAATCATCGCCAAAATTCCGTTGGCAACGTCAGTCGCAAACCCGTTATTGCTAATTTGGGGAGAATCGTTCCAGTAAGTTGACGTAGGAGTCGCAGACCCATACCAAACGCGGGCGGTGTCGTTGGTCATTAACAGCCCTAAGCCCGCGTTGATGAACTGGGAAAAGTAACAGCGGTCGTGAACCGTGTTGATGCAGCATTCTTCAACGACGTTGTACCGGCCACCAACAAATATGCATTGGATAATCGACGTTCGCTGGCAATTCGCCAAATAAATTCCGCAGCCGTTTGTCGGGCAGTTGATGGTCAAGCCTTGGATGAGAACGCCGCGCATTCCAGTGATGTCGCCGCCGACTCCATTCGTGAGCGGAAACGCTTGAAACCCATGCGCCATGTCTTTGTCAGCGGCAGTGCTCAAGGTTGAATGCGTAAACGTGATGGTGGCTTTTAATCCAATTAGTTGTCCTTGAAAATTGTGACCAGATGTATCGGTCAACAAAATTGCACTTGAACACTTATAGGTTCCCGGCGGAAAAATGATTGTGCTGTTTTGGTTTGCGTCAATTGCCGCTTGAATGGCAACTGTATCATCCGTCACCCCATCACCAATCGCGCCATATGCTTTTACGTTGGTGATTTGTGCAAGGGTGTTTGCGGTGTAAAGCTCGTTAAAATTGCTGTTTACTTTCTGAAACGCAGTACGACCGGGATCGCCAGTGTTGTCCCCGGCCACTGTGCCCACGTTAATTACTTGCTGCGTCATTTAGCTGTACTCCGGTTCCATAATGTCGGAATCAATATATTCGGGTGCACGCGGGTCCATGTCATAGATTCTGGAAACCGCGTCGATCAAGTCTTTTAACCCGCAGAACGGATAATACGCTACCTGCATCTTGAGACGCTCGCTGAGGTTGTACAGCTGGCCGTTCTCATCTCGGTACACGATGGGCTTGGCAATACGGTAATCATAGCCCTGGGCAATCATGCGCACCTGCTGCGGGCTTAAGTCTGGCTCGTCGTCTTCAGGCTCTCTCGGCAAAAAGAACGCATGGTTTCTGATGTCCGGCAGCAAGCGCTGCACGCGGTCATCTTTAGAGCCCGGACTGTCGTGCGGCCATTCCAGCGGGTCGATGCTAAGTCCCTGCACGTTCTCAGTCCTGATTCGCTCCTCAAAGTAGTCCATGTCGGCAATCGCGCCGAACCGCTCATAGCCAACCTTGATGCCCACTATGCCGGGTGCCACTCGCCATTTGCGCCAGAGGTCGCGCATATGGGTCCAGCGCTCGAGCAAGTCCATTTTGTGATCGTAGCCGTCCAGCAAATACTTGTTGCCTTGGAAATCAATGCCGATGACCGCCATCGCAGTATTGGCCGAGCCTTTCTTCTTGGAACGTGCCGGGTCGATCATGAGATAGCACATCAGCGTCTCTGGTCGCGCTTCGTAGGTCTGCAAGTCTTCCGGGTTGAACCAGCGCTGAGTTCCGGCCAGCGGATTTTGTAGCATCTGGCAGGCGATCGTGGCTTCCAGCTGCGTGCGAAGCCTGCGCTCCCATTCTTCCTCGTTGAACAGCACCGGCCGGCCGTCCTTGGTGCCGTCGTGCGTCGCTGGATGAATTCTGGGGACGATGCCTGTGCCCATGATGTGCGCATAGGTGTCCGCAAAGTTGTACCGGGTGCCGATGTGCCACCAGCGGCCACCAGCGGTGCCCAGGTTGTCGCTCATGGACCACGCCTCGGTGGTCTTGGTGATCTGTTCCGGAGTGCTTACTGATTCCAACGTCACGACGTCATCATAAACCCGGAGCGCAAAGTGCCTGGACGTCGGCTGTCCGTCGACCAAGCCGTGAGCCTCAATGGTGGCCTCCTTCGGGTTGCCCTGGCGCTTCACCACGATGCCAGCGTCCAGACTCCAGACTGGTGCCTCCTTTTGTGGGTTGGCCCATAGCACATCAGGGAACAAACTTTTGAGCAGTTCGTTGCCTTCGAACTCGCGTTTGATTTGAGCTAGGAACGCTTTAGAGATTGGCTTGGTGTGCGAGAAAAGACCGACCGTAATTTCTGGTCTTTTCAAAATCTCTTGGATGATTCCGGCAAACGTAATGATGGTGCTCTTGTAGTGCTCACGCGCCCACAGGTCGAGATGGTTGTCCGGGTGCAGCTCTACCTGCCGGCAGCGCTCATACAGCCACGGGTGCCAGACGTCGGTGCGGCCCAGCAGCTTAACCAGCAGATAATACCGGTCGACCGTGGCCAGCCAGCGCATTGCCGCATGGTCCGAGCCGCGCCCGTCTAGCGCATCCCAGACCGTGAGCAGGTCACTGAATCGTGTGTTCCGCAGCTGGTGCTCTACCTGCGAGAGCGGCTGCGAGTTTGTCTGCGAGCTGTTCTGCATTGAGCGCCGTGGGCCTCTCGTCGGTTACTGCCATTTCAATGGTGGTGTGCGGCTTGCCGTCCAGCCGGTCAGCAATCATGGTGCATGCCCACTGTTCACCCTCAACGGCCAAGCCCACAATCTGGTCGGCCACGCGGTCCAAGCCCTTGTCGACAGTCCCGCCGAGACGAGCCAGTGCCCGCTCTAGAGACTGCCGGACTCGTGCTCCGCGCGACGCGTTATCGTTCCCCTTCTGCCCGCCCTTGGAAGCCATTCGAAACGAACGTCAAGCTTTTGACGCTTTTCGGGAAGCCACAACGTCCGGCGACGGATCAACCGGCTGGTCTGCCACCACTTCGGCAGCCTCCGCTTGGACCTCAGGCACCACCAGAGTTGACCGTACTCCGGCCTCGAACACGGCTTGCAAACCTGCCGCGTGGCTCACAACCTGAGCCGCCTTGTAAATCGTTTCTAGTTCGTGCGTCATCGGGTTGCTTCCATCTTGCAATTCATTTCTTCGGTTTTGCCGTGGCCTTGGCGGTTTTTTTAGACTGGGTGAACGCGTCGGCTGTCGGTGCTCCTTTTGAGCCAACCTTACGCATCTTTTCTCCGCTACCTTCCTCAATCCGTTTGCGCTTCGCATTGATGTTGGCATACAGACCCGGCTTCATGAGCAGTTCCACCGCTTCAAGCTTGCCTTAGCTCTAGGCGCGTCGCCTTTTGCGTTAGCCACAACGCCTTTCATCCGAGCACAAAAGCTGGCCTTGCGGCCCTTGTCTGCCTCTGTCTTGGGGTTTGGCGCTGGCGCTTTTAGGTTGCTGCCTTCTTCTCGGTTGTACTTCGCCCGTCCCTTTGCGGTTAGGCCCGCTCCGGATTTGGTTGAAAGTTTTTCACCACGCCCCACTGACAGATTAGCCATTTAAATTTCCTTCGGTTTGGGCTTGCCGGCAGTGCGCAGAGCAATCGCGACGGCCTGCTTCTGCGGTTTGCCACGACCCATCTCGGTCTTGATATTGGCCGAGATAGTCTTTTTGCTTTTGCCTTTTTTCAAAGGCATTAGCTTTTGGTCTTAGTTGAAGACTTTTCGTACTTGGCCGGCTTCGTCATTTTCGGCGTGCTCTGGTCCTTCTTCTTCGCCTTCATCTTGGCCGCCGGCATCGCATCTTCGACCATTTTGTAACCGCTGCCCGATTTAGATTTCATCGATTTCATTTAGCTGTCTCCTTGGTAATTGTGATAACCGTTGTACGCAGTGAGATAGCCATAGCTGGCTTTCTTCGGACGGACGTACAACTCCAAACGTGCACGCATGTCGCCGTTCTTTCGATTCAGAATCGTTGCATCTAGATCATAGTCCCCGGTCACGTTGGGGACGTTGCGCCAGTCCCGGGGTGCGCACTGGTGGCAGGGATAACCGTCTGGCCGTTTTTGTTTCATGCGCCACCTCGTGATTTATGGTGCCGTATAGCATGCCAACAAATCGTTATCAACGCGGCCACCGTTCGCTAAATCATCTTGCTCTGCGTAATGAAGCAGCCAGTTTATCGGGCAGCTTGCCGTGCCTTGCTCGCCAACTACATATCCAGCGGCCACGTTAGCCAGCAGAGCGGCCTGCACCATTGACGCTCCGGCAGCCAGCGCTGCGCCAATCACGGCCACCACGGTGTCTCCGGCCCCGGTAACGTCAAAGACTTTGCGAGCGTTGTGGGCTGGGATCATCGTCGACTCTTTACAGTGCCCGGTGCTGCCATCGTCTAGCCACAAGCCTTTCGGACCGCGCTTGTACAGGATAGTGCGAAACAGATGCGCAGGGATTTCCTTCGCCTCGAGGTCGTTCGGGCAAATGACGGAGCAACCTTCATACTTTGTCCAGTCTCGGCCTTTTGGATCTACCACCACCGGAATCTGCAAGTGCCTTGCCTGATTGATGAGCGCTCGGCAGCGCTGGGGACTCACCCAGCCTTTTGCGTAGTCGCTCACGACAAGCGCATCCGTGAGCGACAAATCGTTGTAGCTTTCGCGCATAACAATCTTGTCAGCGTCCACGCGCAGCAGCTGGTGCCCGTCGACCACATAACGTGTCTTACGGGACCATAAACTTTTTTCTGGCATCACCCGCAGAACCTTGCAGCCTAACGTCTCCAGCTGAACGGCCACGTTCTCCGCGCCACCGCCACGCTCTTCTCGGTGCGTCTCAACAAACACTGGGACGGGAGCCTCCGGCGATAGCCTGGACGAAGTGCCGTGCACGTATTCGTCGATGATGCCGTCGCCCAGCACAGTGACGCGCTTCCCGGCCATCGCTCGCACAACCTCGGCCAGCATCATTTCGGCACGCCCTTTTCTATGGCTGTCAGCAACAGATGCACGATCAAAAGGTGCATTTCTTGAATCCGCGCCGTCGAGCTGCTCGGCACGATGAGGTCCACATCCGTGTGCGCCGGGAATCCTTTGCGGCCAGAGATGCCCAACACGCTCAATCCCTTCTTGTGCGCCGTCGCCAATGCCTCGTTGACGTTGCGACTGTTTCCGCTAGTGCTGAACCCCACCAGACAGTCACCCGGCTGACCAAGCGCCTCAACCTGCCGACTGAATACCCGGTCATATCCGTAGTCATTGCCCGCGGCTGTAAGCGCCACAGCATCAGATGCCAAGGAGACGGCTGCCAGCGCTCGTCGGTCGGCAATGAACCGCACAGTCAGCTCTCCAGCCAAATGGGATGCCTGCGCCGCACTGCCACCGTTGCCGCAAACCAGAATCTTGCCGCCCTCCGCCAGCGTGCGCAGTAAAAGGTGGCTTGCCGGTTCTAGATTCAGCGCCAACATCTGCTCTGTGTCGGCCAGCACGCTCCGGTGTTCGTCAATCTCGCTCATAGCGACCACCACTCAATGATCCAAAACGCCAGTTTCCCCAAGACATAAACCAATCCCCCCAACATTGCGTAAAGCCACACCCAAAACAGCGCCACCGTCAGATATTCCGCCAGCTCTCGCTTATCGAAATTCATCTGCCGGCCCAATCTGTTCCACCGAAACCTCTATCGCTCCGCTAGGGCGATTCTTCGTTCGAGAAATCGTCAGATGGTCAATTTGCGAATCATTCAAAAACACGTTGGCCGCCTGCAGAGAGTCCAGAACGGCCTTGAGTAGGTTATCAAGGTCTCTTTTGCGATTGTCCGGAGGGTAGACCATAACGTACAGCCGCAGCCGGTCTGACCAGCCCATGCGGCCCTTGTGCTCGGCGACGATGGCATCCACCGCCTTCCGGTAATCGCGCCCGTGCTCAGACAGCAGCACGCGGCCAGCCAGCTTTCCCCGCGTGATGTGCCGGTAATACCTGTTCGCGCTTGGTGGCCACGGCAGAGTCAGGAACACTGTTTTGGCCTCACAACAGTGATGCGCTCAAACCCAAGCCAGTCCAGAACCCGGACGGAATATGGCCGCTTTCCCTTAAGCATTGCGTTGATGTGCGAAGGGTGCGTGTTAGTTGCCCTGGCAACGTCTGACTGACTCATGCTGGCCAGCCTGTGACCCAGCTCAAGTTCCGGGCTGATGTGCGTTCGTTTCATGCCCCATCATGGCATAAAAATAATTTCATAAAAAGTTGTTTTCACGTATTGCATGTTGCCAACGAATGGTAATACCATCACATCCGTAGCAGGCAATACCGCCTCAATTTACTGGAGCCAACCGATGGAACACTACCAACGCCCCCACATGCGCCACGCCGTTCGGCGCAAGCCCTATGACCCGATCATCCGGTCGGGTCGTGACTTGACCCTGTGCCTGCTCACGCTCGGTGCCGTCGTCCAATCCACTTGGATTCTGGACGGCATCGTGCGGCTGATGATCTACCTGTTCAAATAACAACTGGAGAAACCAATGGACATGACCAACGCAACCCCAGCGCTCATTGCAGCGCTTGCCAAAGCACAAAGCACAATTGAGAACGCTACCAAAGGCAGCGTTAACCCGGCATTCAAAAGCCGTTACGCAGACCTCGCCGAGGTGTTAAACACCTGCCGCCCCGTGCTGGC